GTTGTGATGAACAACACAAGAACAATTAACAATACACAGATCATGCATCAGCCAGGAAGCTCGCTTCCATGTGGATGTGGAAGCAGAAGAAACGAAGGTTTCAATCCACTAGCTATGGTTGCTGGTGCGCTTGCGGGTAGAGCAGTTTCGAGGTTATTCTAATGGCAATTGCAAATCTTAATGCTGGTGGTGCTGGTGGTAATCGTCCACCTGTTGGCGCATTCTTTGGTAAATCTGCTGCTAATGATAACATGCAGAAGATATCATCTGACTTTATCTCGAAGGACGTAGTCAGTTCTGTCCTCGATACTATCGGTGGTATCAGCGCAGAACTTAAGAAAGTTCAGCAATTCTCCAAGGATGCAATCAAAGGTTTTGAGCGTCTAGTCATTGATATGCGTAAGTTGAACAACGAGATCACTTCTAAGTTTAGTTCTGTGAATACTCAAATCAAAAAAGATAATATGGATTTCCTTCGTTCTATTACTACCAAAGCTTCTGGAGGCGGAGAAGGATTGGTGGCTATGGGTGACGCGTCTGCTCCTGGCGCAACACCCGAAGTTAAAGCTAAAGAAGCAGATAAAGAGGAAGAGAAAAAGTCTTTTCTCGATTCTATGTTGGATCTAGCTAATTTAGCTGATACAGCAAAAGATGCATTTGATGTAGCTAAGAGATATGGCCCTAGATTAATGCAAGGCGCTCGCAATTTTGTTGGCGGCGTTGGTCTTCCTCTTACTGCTCTTGCTGGTGGTATGATTGCACTGGCGTATCATAGAAAGCAAGCGCAGGAAGCGGATCCAGAAGGTGCAGCAAACTTTGATCGTTCTATTGCTTCTGGTGCTAAACGAGCAGAAGTGATTCAAGGACCAGAAGCAGATAAGAATGCTCCTAATGCTAATGCTGATATTAAACCTAAGAAACTACAGCCAGCGGATTTTCTGAAAGAAAATGGTATTATTCCAAATACCAGCCCAGAAGAAGTAAAAAAAGTCATGGTTGGTATCAAAGGTCAAACCGCCACTCTAAAAGATGGGCGCTGGTGGAATACTGAAGAACAGATCCTTAGAAACCCAGATGGAACACCAGCAGAAAAGGGACCAATAGGGAAACCAACTAATGCAGCTGATGGTAATGTTCAAGGATCACAGCAATCATTTAGAGTTGGTGGTGAAGAAGCGAAAGAGGGTTCGCCTCTAAGTGAAAAGCAGATGATTGCTGTTAACATGGCGTTATCTATGAATCCTGAAAATGCTAAGCAGTATCCTTCTTGGCTTATGGATCAATACAATAAACAAAGGTCGCAGAAGTCTGGTGATGGAACTCCTACTCCGAGTGCTGGTCCGGCATATCGGTTGCCAGGATTCAAAGACTTGAATGAAAGCAGATCAACATCTAGTGGCGCAGCAACAGTAACATCTGGTGAAGCTCCAGCTCAAACTTCTGCAGCTCCTGCCGCGGAAACTGGAGCTCCTATGAGGGTATCGGATATTCCACCATCTGCTCCTCCAACAGATGTTCCAGCAGAAGGCAATACACCAGCGGCAAAAGAAGCTGGAGCTCCGGCACCCGCAGCTGCGACAGCTCCTGCGCCGCAGAGCAAATTCTTAGGATCACCATCTAATATTGAAGAAGAAGATTTCAGTAATCTAGCGAACGTTGCTGGCGTTTCTGTTGAAAAAGGTAAAGACCTTCCAGATAAAGCGATGATGGCACTAGATGCCATGATGGAGAACGATCCACAAGCAGCAGCAAAGAAATATCCAGCTTGGGTGCTTGAGCAGTATGCGAAACAGAATGGTAATGAAGCAGCGCCTACTGGTGGTGCTACTAGCCAAGCCGCTGAACTAGCAGGAGAGAATGTAGCTGGTGGTGGAGGTGCAGGTGGAGGAGATAATGGAGGAACTGGTGAACCATCAGCTGACGCTGGTAAAACAGAAGGCGCACCAGCACCATCAGCACCATCTCCACCAAATGTTCCTGCTGATTTGGAACCGCCATCTCAAACTAACCAAGATGCTACACCAGTTGTTATCAGTAACGAATCATCGTCAAGCAGCGGAAGTGTTAGCAATCCAGAAGGCAATGCTTCCTCTGGGCAAAACTTGCCCATGACTGCACAGAACGATGCGCTCACTGAGTATTTCGCAAAGCAGAACGTAGAGTATCAATAAAAAAAGGGGAGCCGAAGCTCCCCTGAGTGTAATCATAGGTGAAAGGAATAAGCCCTATGATTATTCTTACGAATTGATATACTTCTTGCAGCTCTTCAAAACTTTTCTCTCATATGCTTTATCGTTCAGCTTTCTATTCAAGCCTGAAGGATGCGGCAACGTAAAGTGATTCACGTCAAGTTTTGACAGAGCTTTAGAGGGAAACCCACCGAGGGCTACGACTTTATCATAACCCTCGGTGCAGCTTTTCAGAAACTCGTAGTCTACATCTTTGTCTGTATACTTTCCTGCGAACGGAACGCAGTTAGTAAATGAGAAGTGCTGGATACCCATCCCCTCAACCCAGCTATGCAATCGCTTGAGCGAGTTACACAACTTTGCTGGGTTGATTGAAGAAGGATTGATACCCACTACCAAGATGCGTGAGTTTCTCGACATTATTATTCGTCGTCCTCAGCGAGCTTGTTGAAGAACTCAAGATCGTCGTCTTCTTCGATCTTCTTCTTCGCAGGAGCTGCTGCAGTCTTACCAACTGCAGGAGCAGCTGATGGGCGTGCAGCAGGACGCTCAAAAGGGATATCGTCTTCCTCAGACTTACGACTATAACCTGTTTGCTCAGACAGAACCTTATCCAAACGCTTCTTCAGTTCGTCGTAGCTCTTGAACTTATCTGGAGCAACGAGTTCAGCAAGTGAATACTCTGTCTTCCAGATTGCTTCCATGTTGTCATCGTCATCCGACAACGGTGCAGCATCTTCGAACTCAGACTTATCGTAGTTGCGATAACCTTCAACCTTGCGGATCTTGATCTTGAAGTTAGCACCAGCCCAGAGATCGAAAGGATTCAACGGCTTCTCGTCGTCGAACTGAGGATTCATCTTCTCGTTGATCTTGTCAAAGATCTTCTTACCGAACTTGTAAAGGAATACCTTACCTTCGTTCTCAGGATGAGCAGGATCCTTGACAACGTAGATGTTGGCGATGTAGGTCAGACGACGCTTGCGCTGACGAACGATTTCCTTATCCTTGTCGTTACCTGAGTTCCAGAGCTTGGAATTCATTTCAGACACGGGATCGGGTTGGTTGAGAGTGGTCAGGGAGTTTTCGATATACCATCCGCCTGGACCTTGGAAACCATGATTCCAAATGCGGACCCATGGGAGTTCTTCGTTCTGAGGTGCGGGGAGGAAACGAATGACAGCGTAACCGTTACCAGCTTTATCAACTTCAGGCTGCCAGAAACGATCGTCTTCGTTAGAAGCTGTTTCTTTGTTAGCGAGTTTGTTGATTTCTTTGGTAAGGCGTTCCAGCGAAGAAGTGCGCTGACGCTTGAGGGCAGAGAAAGATTCGTTCATGTATGTCTCCGTTGTATGTGTTGTATGGTAGATATTCGTCTTATCCACTTAATCATGATATAGTAGTATATAGCGCATGTCAAGACGTAAACACATCGCGCATAACTTTTTTTATCGTAGCCTTTTCAATCCTGACGAATGGGCGATACTTACTCAGCTGACGATGATACTCAGGCCAGATGATTGGATCGTCGATCTCTTCGTTCCACTTGTCTAGGATGTTGAAGGCTATGTCAAATGCAACAACAGTTTCAGCCGCAATCTTTCCAGCCATATGCATCTTCAATAGAACTGGATGAGTAGACTCAACCAGCAGAATACGACTGACGCTGTTGTTACTGTTATCTAGAATCACTTCTAGATCTTGTTTGAGATAGTATGAAAATGCTTCGATGCGCTTGCACCAATTCAGATATACTTTCTCAGATTCTTGTCCAGACATTTCGCCGACCCAGCGAACGCCTGCTTGAGATACGAAGTTAGCAACGAAGAAGTTGGTTAGCTCGTCGTCGTTATACTTGCGTTCCAGTTTACGGAATAGGAATTGGTCTTTACGTTTGAGGAATGACTCTTCGCTGATCTTGCGAATCTTGCCACCATACTTCACAAAGTCATAGTCGCTTGTGAAGTGCAGCTTCAACGCTTGATAACGCTGATACGCTTTCATTCCTTCCATTAGATGGTAACGAAGTCCTGATGACCACGCTCTTTCCAACCACGATTATAAAACTTGTCGTAGCGCCACGGATTCGGAAGATCATCTGGTCGACTTGGATCAAGCTCCTTATTGAGAATGAGATCCATTGTTTCGCGTGTGATGAACAGCTTTTCGGTCATCAGATCATACGATACACGACAGTGCTTGAAGTCGAAGTGTTCAAGCAGTTCTTCGCGAGTCTTGTATTTCGTGGTGATATACTGGAACTTGCTTTTTTGAAAGAAGATTGTTTGCTCAATCTTACTGTTGTCCATATAGTTGCTGCCGCCAACACGAATGTCATCACGTTCACGATGCTTAGTTGCCATATATTCTGCGATCCTACGATTGTGATCATCGTCGAGCAAGAACACATCGTAGTCTTTGAGTGTATCGCCAGTAATCATGGAGGTGAAGCAACCACCAGCGATTACCATACGATCTCTGTTCCAAGTCTGTTGCTCTTCGATACCACGCTTACCTTGCCATGCATCCCAGATATGTCGTTTCATACTCTGAAACAACGCATGCTCGTTTGTGCTAAACAGTTTCTTAGCAAGTTCAGCTTGTTCTTTTTGTTGTCTGTAGTAGTCATCAACATATACGGGCGGCGGCACATTCCATGGTGCGGGAGGAGATGGCACATTGTATGGTAGATTGGTTGACCCACCAGAAGAAATGGAATATGTTCCCCATCCAAGACTACCGCCACCATTAGAAGGCATGATATAAGTTCCTCCAGTCACACCTGACATCTGAGTAATCGTTTCAATTATATGCTGTCGTCGATATGAGGGTTCCATCGCTTCAATAACCATTCTACTCATCCTCGTAACCATATTAGTGCTTTTGTTACGAATGATCAATGAATCTGTTGGGTAGTCTATATCGATGGCGAAACCATCTAGCTTGATACTGGTAATCCAATTCAAGAACTGTTGGTGATCTGAGAACTCTTGTTGACCAAACATTAGATAGGCAACCTTGATCCAGTGCGCTTGATGAGATTGAGTGAAGCAGCTTCTGACTGAAGCAACTTACGCATAGTGGGAGTCATGAGTTTGGATACGTTCTCAAACTCAAGTCCAGTCTTTTCGCAGACATCAGTAATCGCTTCGAGATAGCTCATACCCTTGTCGCTAATACGGAGTTCCACCATCGAGATAAATGTGTTGGAACTCATAATGCTTGCTACAGCTGCATCACTCATTTGTCATATCCTTCATAGGGGACATCACGACGACCAGCATCTGCAATCTCAGCGAGAGTGCGGTCACAACCGATGCACTTTTCACCAGACTCATCGAGCTGACAGATATTGACACAAGGGCTCTTCTTTGGTTCTGGAACAATAAAAGGATTGTTCTTACCACCAACGCTACGACGAACGATATCTTCGCTGAGTGCTTCTGGATAATAGACTTCTAGTGCAACACAGTCTTCAATGCAGTTGAACCAATGGAACTCGCCAGGACGGACAGAAGTAAAATCACCTGCTCGTAAAGTGGTGACATCGGTAAGATTGTAGTCATTCTTTGCGACATGGATTTCCAACACTCCTGAGATGACATAGAATCCGTTCCATTTGTGTTCATGCTTATGCTCCGAACAGCGGAATCCCGCCTTTACGTTGATCTTGTGAAGTTCGACATT